CGCCATTGCGCTTTCACAGATGTATTATCAGGCAATACTATTTCAGTTTCGTGTCCTAGTGTCCCTACTGTCGTCCTAGTGTCGGGTTGTGGAATTGAACTTTCCTGTAATATCCTTTCTTGTTCTGCTATTGCTTCACTAGGTTTTAATCCTGTTAATCTCTCAATATCCGCAAGAGTAGGATCGGCAGATTTGAGTATATCTTCCTTATCAACTGGCTTTGTTGATACGGTTTCATTAGCTGCTTGAATTGCTTCGTCAACAGTTTTTGCTTTCTTGATATTATCAATACCAGCTTTTGTCTGAATATCATTAATACTGCTTGCTGCCTTTTGTATTCCTTCGGGAGATAGATCGTTTCCACTGGCTACTTTATTATAATTGTATGCTGTTTCAGCAATGCTCATAGTTGAGCTAGACAATGCCTCTATAGTTGCATCAACATAATCAGCCTTACCAGTTGCCGCATACTCTCCGCCAGCCTCCCCAGCAAACTCTCCAACTGTTTCGGCAGCAACACCAGTTCCCAATATTGCAGCTTTCTTGCCTGTTGATAGAGCTTGTATTGCCGCTCGTTCACCAGCAACTTTAGCGGTTTTAAACAATTCAGGAGATGCTTTTAATGCCGTATTGATGGCCGCTAAAGATGTAACATCTATGCCAGCATCTATAAGCACCTTGGCTTCGGCTCTTGCCCCAGCATTAATAACTTCTCCGCCAAGTTTACTAGCTATCATCCCACCAAGCTTAAATGTCGCAGCATCAACACCAGTTATAACACCAGCTTTTATAGCACCTTCTCTTAAAGCAGCGTCCCTATCTTGTGGAGTAAATCCATCTTCATCAGAAGCTTTTTCAATTGCTTTCCCGCCAGCTTCTAGCAACACATTACCAAGAAACATGCCACCAACAAAACCAAGAGTACCACCAATGGTAGCGCCAACGGGACCAAATACAGATCCGGCAGCGGCGCCAGCTTTAAATCCTGTAAATCCACCAGCTAATGAAACTGCGCTGTTAGGCAATTGTTCTGCTACCATTTGCCCAGTCCCCATAGGGTTGTTTGCGGCAGCTTTTAATGTATCTCCTATTTGTCCAAAAGCACTTTGATTTCTATCAATCTGTTTTAAGTCGCCAAGCAAAGATTTTTGCTCTACCGGAGTGTTTGCCTCTGCCGATGCATTTGATTCTTTAGCTATTGCCTCAACTCGATTACGATCACCAAGAACCGTATTAATTGCTGCTTCACCCATGCGTCCAGTTTGTTTTGCACCCGTCAATACATTTCCAGCTAGGCCAGAAAATCCTTCTGGTGAATTTGACTTGAAGTTAACTGGATCGGTGAACTCATCATAATTAGGATCGGATTTGTCTAGCGGCTTTTGATCTTCTCTCCCATATTTGTTTCCGATATCTACAGCAAGGTTTTTCTGCGCCCAAGAATTTAACTCATCTCTTAGTGGCTTCTTATAATTTGGATTAATCTTATGCTCATTAGCCATTATCTGCTTATAAGCTTCCTCATGAGTAACATCATCAGGAACTTCAATTATGCTTCCAAAAGCCTCTACTTCGTATGGCATTATTTAACTAGATCCTGTAGTTTTAATCTTGGCATCTGTGTTTGTTGATCCATTGTTTGCTTGTTTTTATTACCACCAAACAATTGATTGGTCATGTTTTGAGATTCTGGCACAGCTCCCTTGGCAGCTCCACCTAATGATCCTGCTGCCTGACTAACCAAACCTTTCGATACAACAAATTTAAGGGCATCGCTAATATTGTCATATTCACCGCCATTCACCAAGTCAACAGCAAATTTATACTCAGGACTTGATGGTACAAATTGCTTTCCATTAGGTAGAGTTATTCCTTTTGACGCGCCACCATCACCAGTAACGCCGCCAGCTTTTGCCCTAGCATCAGCAGCAGATATGCGCTTATCTGATCTGGCATTACGTCCTGATTCTCTAATACTCTCAAGCTCAAGTCTGCGCTTATATTCTGCTTCTGTATCCGTCTGTTTATCAGCACGATTGCGCTGGTATTCTTGATCTTTCAAAAAGCCTGCTGCTTTGGCATTTTCTCGTGCCACAGAGAGTTCTTTATCGAATCTTTTATTAGCATATTCTTCGCGCAATTGTTCTCTTGCATTACCAACTTCTAATTCGTTCTGCGCCCGTACAGATGCATTGCTTGCATCACGCGCACCCATTGCAGCACCAGCCGCCATCATTCCTAGAAAACCTACCATCACTAATCCTCCACTAAGTCATAAGTCATAGCAAATATATCTGGTTTACATGGGTATAATTCACCCTTAACACCTTTAATTATATAATCACCAATATCTGCTCGATGATCACCATCAAGAGTTTTTATGGTGGCGTGAGATAGATTGTCTTCGAATGGATCATGACAAGTTTTCTTGCCATATGTAATTACATCATTTCTTGTTCTTGCATCACAAAACCAATCCGGCATGTAATCAATACCAAATTTGAATGCTTCTATAATAATTGGTTTTTTTCTATACTTTGACATATTAACCCCCTAATAATCCAGTTGGCTGCTGACCTGTCGGCATTGGTTGTTGTGCCGATTGTGCTGGTGCCTGTTGCTGCTCTTGCGCTCCACTATCACCCATAGCCTGTTGCACTTTATCTTTATAAGATGGATCAGCGGATTGTTTTAAGCCAGAATCGAACATCACAACCGCATTATGGAATATCTCATCATTGATCTTATGTCCAGTTTTATACAGAAACTCTGAAACACGGGCAAGCAATATAACTCCGGCAGGGATAATCAATTCTTGCGGCATTGTTCCACCACTCTTTTTAAACAACATTGAAGCAAGCGCTATTGCTCCCTTGCCAAGCTCATCTGCAAGCTTAGTATCATCATTATCAGTCAATCCATTCATTACATCATAATGCGTATCTTTGCCAAACAATAATTGATTACCTGCATCAACTATTTTGCTCAAATCTTTATTCTGTTTTGCATTGAGTTGTTTTCTAATGCCCTCTTCCACATGATCAGGATTAACAGTAAATTCACCAGATTCACTATTCTCAGGTGTATTGCCCTCACCTTGTTCTTCCTGTCCTTGCATAGGCTGTGATTGCTGGTCTTGTTGCATTGCATCCATATTATTGCCCCTTTAGAAAACCAGTGTAAGCATTTGGATTGAATGACACCGATGGATATGTAGGAAACTGTCCAGGCATTTGGCTTCTGCGATCCACTGCATTTTGAGCAAACTGAATATCCCTTTTTTGTATCCTGTCTTTTTGGTCAAGCTGCTGTTTCATCATATACGCGTCTCCCATGCCACCCATAATGTTCATCGGCATACTGTATCTGGTGAGGGTGTCGTGAATATCTTTGAGAGTGAATTTGGTTTCTGGTGTATATGCAGCAGTTGGATTTGTGGGTGATGAATAACTATTGTTAGGAGAATATCCAGATATATCACCAGGAGAACCCTTTAACACAGAATTGGAAGTTAAGTCTTTAGGAGATATTGAACCCTTGACATTAGATGACAACACATCTTCTGGATTGCTGCCTTTCAACAAAGCACTAGCGCTACTAGATTCTGCTGCTGATGCAGCGCCAATACCTTTAGATATAGCATTAGCACCCATACCCACTCCACCAGCAAGTGACATAAAGCCACCAACTTTGCTAAGTGTTTTGCTGCCGGTTGCCATACCAACAAGCTGCAGTCCTGTTCCAACGATTGATGCTCCTGTTGCAAGACCTGCTAAAGTCATCCCTCCAATAGCTTCGCCAACTACTGCTCCTATCGCTGCTAATGGCATACATCCTCCTTACTAATTCCATACAAATATTGATCGTAAAGAATGCCATCCCTTAGAAATGACTTCTCGTTGTTGCCTATTAATTTCATTCCCGATTGAATGCTAAGTCTTTTGGCTAGAACATTGAAACTAGGAACGCTTGTTATAAGTCTCAAACACCTTGTGTTATCAAACATCCACTTGATGGCACCTTTGGCTATCTCGATTGCCTTACCTCTTGCATGTGGCAATAGCATTGTATGAACCTCATACATGACTGAATTACGTGGCTCACCCATGAACAAACCATAATCACCAGCACGCAGCCATAACTTGCCATCGGTTTGTATAAAGAATATTTCTGGATTAATATCAATCATTCCATGATCGACACTAGCACGCCACACAATGGGATTGGTCACGCACTTATGGATAAAATCAATATCCTGTGTTGGCTCGTAAACTATCATCTGTAAACGTAGAACATAGGAGGTACACCAGTTTCGGGAGGCGCATCAGGAGACCACACAGGAGCAAACAACTTATCAAACGCATCTTGCCAGTTACTTGCTCCAACTTGTTGAGTCAATGCATTGTAATCATATGCCGTGTAGTTACGCATATGGTTAAGTCCGTCTGATCCGGTATATGTTGGGCTAAAGTTTGGTGTCACAGGTCCATAACGCATATCTTCAATCAATGCTTCTGGAACTATTTTTGATGGATCTACTGTCTGCCCAGTATTCTTCTCATAAACGGCAGCCTGTGCCATTACAGATGGTTCTACCTGATAGTTAAGTTTGTTCAAATCCTTGGTTGGAATAACTGAACTTCCACCAGTTGTTGAGCCTGATCCAGTTGGACCAGTTGTACTTGATCCTGGCGTTGTGGTTCCTGGGTTAGTATCAAAGTTCAAGGCAGGGATGCTAGAATCGAAGGATTGAAGCATCCCGATTGACTGGGTTGTTAGGTCAACCAATTGCTTGATTTCTGCCTGCCTAACATCTACCGGCTTATCTTGTTTGTTTATTTCAACAATAGAACTCATCAACTGCTGATTCAAACTTGCTGCATAACTTGAGTCTTTCGATACCGCATCAATATTGGCTATCTTCAACTTGGTATTTGCATCAAGATTTGATACAGCCATTTGCAAGTTATTATTAGACTGATTGATAGACAAGTCTTTTAAGTTCCCCGCATTGGCAACACCAGTGCTTAATGCATTAGAAGCATTGAACTGATTTGTGGCATTCTGATTCTGTGTATTGAACAGGTTGAACTGATTATTACTTGCCGCATCAGGTGTAGCAATCTGCAATCCTGCATCAATCATCGGAGCCATAGCAGAAGATACCCCAATAGAGCTATTAAGCAATCCTCGCTTATTGGATTGAGCATCACCCATATAAGCAGCACGCTGCATTAATTGTGAGTTTGGATCAAGATCGGTTGTTAATTGTCCTGCAACAGTTCCCTTAATTGGGTCTTGAACCGCATTAACATTGGTAACGGGAGTGTATTCTATTGGCTTATATGCTGCTGGCTCTGGTATTTGTGGCTGAGGTGGGGTTATGCCTTGAGAACCAAGATAACCACTTATTGAAGCCGGACTGTATCTTGGATCTCCGGCCATCGCTACGCTTATCTGATCTGCGCTAACTCCATTCTGAATCGCTGCTGCCTGAACCTGATCGTTAGTCATTCCAGGTGTGGTAATGAAGTCCTTTATCTGAGAACTTGTAATATCTGGATTACCAGGGCCATACAATATATTTGATTGCGTGTTTGTAGGCGCAGCCGTTTGTAATACCGCCATTATTTTACCCCCAAACTATTCTTAACTGATAACACATAAGACTTCCATGTATTAACCAATGTATCAACATCATCAACAGTCAATGCATTTCTGATATCTTCTTTGGCTTTAAGCCTTTTAGACCTCATATCAGACTGAACAAGTCTCCAATTGTTGGCGGTATCTATGATATTATCAGCAGCCCATGATTCGGTTGCATTCTTGGCAGCAGCCCAACTACTAACATATGGATATGTATCGCCATTATACCCCGATGCTATGAAATCTTGCGCTTGTTTTTCTGCCATCAAATACTCAGTATCACGCCTTCCGATAACCAGATTTACAACTTCATCAGAATCAGAATCAACACTAACAATCGACTGTGATTTTCTGTCATCAAGTTGCTTGGCCATTGTTGCGGCAAGGATTGAATCATCAATAACCAAAGCGCCATCCACAACAACCATGCTAGGGCACGCATTGTCTGGCATGGCACCATTAATACGCTCATCCCATATTACCTTAGATTGGTCATAGTATGAACCACTATCATCAATACTTATTATTTCCCTTGTTCCTTCCGGGTTAATTACAAGCAGTTTAATTATCATAATGAGTAATCGCTAGCAGAAATCCTGAACCAAGTTAATGCACCTGTTCCGTCTACCACACCATCGGTATGAGGGCGCAATATATCGCCAGAAGTTAATTTAACTTTTGCTGCCATGAATCCAGCTACACCAGCGGCAGCAGAAGACCCGACGGCAAGTCTTGTAGCTGAAGTAAATCCACCGGCAACTATGGCCGTGGTAAGTTGTGCTGAATTAACAGATATCCCAAACTGACTCACACCTGCTGCGCGGTAATCCATCATCTGTACATCGTACCATCGAGTTTCATTAATCGTGAATGAGGCTCCATTATTCGCGCTATCTGCATAAGTTATCGCTGTTCCAACATTACGTTTAACCGTTGTATATCGCCTTATTGCAGTATTTACAGCTCCAAGTCCATTCGCTGATTCAAGATATACCTCATGGTCACCTGAAGTTTTAGCCTGTATCCCGTCATATCGCAATCTAGTAATGCTAAACTGAGTGGTCGTAATAGCATCAACAATGATCTTGTCATTGGCAGCGCACGTTACACTTGATCCGCTGGCTACCCCATTAATGAGTAGATTTGCACCAGCAGTAAACACACACGCACCGTCACATATCAATACTCTTTGAGCGCCAGCTTGCGGTGCGGCAGGGAATCCTGTAACAGTGGCTGTTCCAGTGAAATCAATCTGATTACCTAGTGCATTCCATATGTCTGATGTAGTGGCAGCGCTGGCCACAGTGGCGCGCGAGAAGTTCTGAAAACCTGTGAATGTGTTGCTTCCTAACGTCACGCCAGCCTGAGACGTGGTAACAATAATCCAATCCGATAAAGTTCCAGATCCAGTATATGAAGTGATATTCAGGCTTACTGCGCCACTCACAATGTTATAACTAAGAACCATGCCGAACATATTCTTTGTTGCCGGATTGGCTCTATCAACAATCGTCACGTAATACCCAGGAAGGAATGACTTTCCTATTTCCCACACCATTGATATAGTGCTTGGGGCACTAACAGGTATTAGCGTAGGAGTTATGCTTACTGTTGATAATGCATTACTATTTTGCTTGGAGCTTATCGCCGTTGCTACGGCAGTTAATTCACTTCTGATTAAACTAGAAATACCCCTACTTCCTGTCAATGGATCGCCACTAGGCGTGTAATCTGTCATCGGTTCAATCGTCCTTGTGTGTAATGTATAAAACACGTATGCACGGTAAATGCCTCATCCTGATTAGATTCGTTAGTTATAACCAGTGAAATATTCTCGCCGGAACCAACAGTATTAACAGTCATTTGTTGAGCATATGATGAATCCCATGTAAACGAATCCCATATGAATGAATCCCAAAACCCACCAGCACCATACAATGTCTTTGAAACGGACCTGCCATAAGATGCATCACCGTCACCATAAGATAGGTCATAACCAACTCTCATGCTGGCGGTGTTGCCTGATCTGAATTGCAGTATTGATCTGCGGTATCTTTTGCGTAGTCGTGGAGATTTAGAGTTATTGAATGTCAACAATATATGCGCCGGTATAACAGCACCATCAAAGCTAGTTCCGACGTTAAGTTCATATACATAACCATTTGTAGCGCCACCGAATACGCGCTCAACCCCACTGCTATCAATCACTGAATCAATGGTATTGAACACAATCTCGCCATAATCAAACGGCATGGATGCACCAACAGCGGTGGTTCCTTGCGGGTCTGGAACTATCTGACATGCAATACCAGTGCCATCAGCAAACAAAAGTCTATATTGATTGGATGACTTAATTACATAGCTGGATATTTCAGTTCCTATTCTTGCATCAATGAATGGCTGAATAACATTGGTCAACACATTCATTTGAAAACCGCCATATGCTCTTGATGTAACCATCTGAGTTACGCCACGAGCATCAAGGAAATGAGCAAATCCTATGTTCTGTAATGTGTATGCTCTGCCGCCATTATTGGGAGAATAAGTAACAAGGTTAAAGTCTGTTATGTCGTTACCATACAAAACCAATACTCTGTTCTTCGTGGTAACAACTAATGCTCCGTGAGTCGTATCGCCCACTTGCGGTTTAATTCCTGTGATGATTTCTCCCACTGCTATATCACCAGAACCAGTTACAGCAGTCCACGTATAAGGAGCCCCGATTGATGATATGAATAGATCGGTATTGACTGCAACTATTAATTGATTCTTGTGTCCTTTGATGAACTTTGGCGCATCCACTGCCGCGCCTGTGCGAATAGGAACCCATCTTGTTCCATCAAATTCACCAGCAAAATTATAGCCATCAGCGCAGTACAGCCGCTCGGTGCTTGCGCTTCCTGAGAAGTTATAAATATCAAAGTCAAACTTCCCACCAGGTAACAAAGTAATGTCAGTGCACAGTGAACTTGCAGTTACTTTTGTAACGCCTCCAACTTGGATCGCATGTGTTGCGTCGAATGTTCCGGTTACTGTATCAAACACCAAAGTACCGACACCGCTAACTGTCCAGGTTCCAGTTCTCAACAGCGCACGTTTTACAACTCCTGTTGCTCCGCTTGTTAACTGGATTACTGTATCACCTTCAAATATCTGGCCTACCGCACCAGTAAACTGTATCTCTTTACCAAATGTTATTGCAGACCATCCAGAAGCAGTTGCACGATACATAACACACGCTGTTGCAGAGGCATTGTCGCGGAATGCATAAACACTACCTTGAAAATACTTTACTCCACGCACGTAACCGGATCCAGGTACGCTGCTTATATCAGCTCTATAATCATCCGCAGCAAGGCTATTGTAATAAGCGTGCAGTGTGTTTGTTCTTGCTGCATTAATGTTGATTGCTGATATAGTGCCGCGCACAACTGCTGATATGGTGAATGATTCAGCAACAAATGTACCAGTTACCTTGGTCACCGCAAGATGAGTTGAATCTATTACATTCAAAACCTTCGCGGTTGCCCCACTTGTTGCTCCGGTTATAGTGTCACCAATAGCAATAACACCACTGATAACAACATCAGCGATGTAATAGTCAGAATCATGAGGGCTTGTATGTCCATCGTATCGCTCTATTCCAGGTATTCTACGGTAACCGCCATTGATATCAGGCTCAAAGTTCAAGGAAGATAAACATCTTCCTGGCGGCATCATTACAGGAGTTGTCACCTGATCCAACCCACCAAACAACGGCACTATGTCCGTCTTCACTTGAGCGAAGTCATTGTTCTTTGACATTGACTTCTATCCTCTATTAACCGTGATTGGTTGCAATTGGTCATTCTCAAGTTGCACGATTAGCCTGCCGAACATTGATTTACCACGCGCCATTACTTCTGGTGCGCTTTCCCACATTGCATAATATTGCATAGCAAGGTACACAATGGCCATGTGGAACCGTTCGGGCATTTCAGGAATATCAGCATCGGCAGATAGAGTTTGCAATCCCTTGTAATACGTGCCACCTATTGTATAAGATGTATCAATAGGTATGAGAGACACCATCAATGAATTTGTAGGTGATACGGTTATAACATTGGGATATCCTGTAGCCGTGCGTGTAGTTCCTATACGATAAGTATCAATGAAATAATCGTAAGGCAAGTAGGACATGAAGTTCTCATTACCAACTGATGATTGATACACACGAAACCTTGTTATATCCCAGCTTGCAAAAGAAGCAATTGACAGTGGAGCTGATGCATATGGATACTCACCTTGCGACGCAATCGTTGAGAACGTTATTGATTGCCGCATCCAATTCCAATTAACATGCCTACGCTGTATCTCTTCCCATGCCGCATCACACCAAGTAACAATCCTAGACCATTCTCCGGTAGCATCAACAACAGTGGAATCAGTACCGGAAGCCCCAACTTCTAAGCGCAACCTTTGAGCAAGCTGCAAAAAGTTCATTAGATGTAATACATCCGTTGTTGTTGTTGAAACCAGTTACGGCCTTCAATAGTATCGTCCATCAAACTAACCGGATATGCTGGTTGTTGTCGTTTACCAACGCGAGTTTGGGTTAATCCGTTATGGTCAACATACTGTTCTGTTGACATCTCATGTGTGAATGTAAACAAAGTATTCAGGAACTTACGAGCGCATCGTATAGGCTGCCCACGCACCACATTGACATTCTGCCCATTTACACCAAGAGTCAATACTGGAGCATCTTCTTTGCTGCCACCATTGACAATGAATGTCACTTGCTCTTCCATGAAAGCCAAATCTTTTGCATGTTTGCTAACAGTTGGAGAAGCTAAAGACTCATCTGTAACAATAGCAAGGTTAATGTCTTCAAGGGTCTTGTACACTTGATCGGTTGATTTGGTTGATGCTAGATCAATATTTGTATTTACTGGTTCAGCTACATCATTGGTATTAATCATTGGTCTATTCATTTTTGGCCTACCTCTCATTGTTTAACTCCATTAAAAGAAAAGGGGGATTTCTCCCCCTGTTATATCTATTAAGATATCTGTGGTCGTGGAGGCAACACAGAAACGTCTTGGCGCGCATAAGTAACACCAGTTACAGAAGCTTGGTTACTTGTTGCGGCAGTCCATCCGCTGGTTGCTGTTGATCCACACTTTATAGTCAAATACCATAATGGACACATCGTATCTGGTATTGACGGGAAGTCTGGTGCAGTAACAAAATTACCCGCATCATTTAATGGAACAATCTTGCCTTGTACGGCCAACAAATTTGTACCACCAGAATCAGTGCCATAAACAATAACACCGCCATAGTTAGCCGGTATATTGACAAATGCAACCCCTGTATTTGCATCAGTGGTTACATGAGCTTTATTAGTCCATGCGGCGCTCTGTTTATACATCTTGCCTTGTAATGCATAGGTTGCTGCCGTAGTTGTGGTAACTGTGGTTGTAGTTCCTGCCGCACCTACAACAAGCGTATAACACGCCGTAACACCACGATTTCTCGCTTCTTGAGAACTCATTATTTATACTCCTTAAAGATTTGCAATTGCGCTAGTGCTAAATGCGCCAAGCGGATTAAGATAAACTGCATTTGGCACAACGGTGGCATCATCAAGATCAGTTGTCCCACCCACAAAACCACCTGTACCAGTTGGATTAACAACCAAAATACTGAATACTGCCTCTTCAGATGGTACAGTTGGCCATGTCATAGAAGCCAATGTCGCTCCAGCAGTACCGGCCCTATTGGTTATGGTTCCGGCACTGTTAATTGTGAACACCGTTACATTGAATAAAGCATTCGCACAATTACTTGCTGTGGTAAGTGTTATCAGATTGTCAGTCGTTGCTTTTGTGACCAACACCCCACCTACCATTGCATAATAATCGGCGGTTGACTTTATCTTTGCTTTGGTTGTGGCTATCGTAGTAACACCAGACTTTAGCGTAACATTACCAAGTCTCTTGTAAATCTTTTCAAAGGTAAGATACAGATTCCTTGCATCAGATTTATTAGATACTTGGTTAACGCGACGACTTAAATTTTCCATTGTCATGGCATTACTCCTTAGCTTGTAAGAGCATTAGCGCCAACTTCAACAACGGCCATTTGACCCTCATTCAAGCGTACAGCGTTATAGTAGAAGATTGACCCAACGTACCCACGCTGACCATGAGGATCTGCCTTGTCTTTTTGCCCGGTAGGAAGCAATGTGATATTGTCTTTATCAAATCCTTGCAACCCAACATGACCCCAGCAATCTTGTGATGCAACGATGATTTGATAAACATCGGCAGATGTGCCAGTTAGAGATTTTAAAGATGGAACAACACCAGCAATAGCCGCACCAGAATCTTGAATAGAGATCAAATCAGGAGATGCGATGAATCTGAATTCTTCGCAACGACCAAACTCATTCTCTACTGCTTTCTGTGCATCTGGATAACGCTCAACTGGCGTGAAGTTTGCCAAATCACGCACATCAGCGGCAAGATCAGTATGGATAAATACAGGAAAACAATATCCACCAATCGGCGCAGTGTTGTAATTACCATTAGCAGGAATTGGCATGAACATCTTACGTACTGGTTCAGCGTGATTTGCCATCAAGCTACGAGCAACACGACGAAGCAAGTTCAATGAAATGGTCCCATTAACTGTTGCTCGACTTGTCCCTGTTCCGCCATAGAACTTATTGGTACAACCCTTGGCAATACCGAACAATTGCATTTCGCAAATCAGGCCAGTACGTTCACCCACCATTTCTTCCATTACCTTTGGAATAATATCCTCAGACAAATCGGCAGTTTGATCGGTAAACCCATACAGCACACTGAACTGTAATTGACTTACAGAGAAATCCTGCGGAACCAATGATTCAGCATTCGGCGTAACACCCTCTGATGTTTGCTGCGCCTGCGTGTACAGCGCGCTACGATCACTCGTAGTTGAATCAGGGAAGAAAATGTTAGGACTGGAAGTCGTAGCACCTTTGGGTAACCAACGACGATATTTGACTGTTGCGCCAGTATTTTTCTTTCGTTGATCGGACATGCCTACAGTACCCAAAACAATCTTTGGTGTTGCGTGAGCCAGAATGCGGCCAAGCGATTGACCGATCCGCTGCGCTGGTATATCTAATGTTTGAATTGACATTTCTTAAATCCTTTTAATAACCGTTCATAATGCGCTTCCGTTCTTCTTGCGCCGCTTTGGCTATCTCTTCATCTTCTGTTAGAATTTCATGAGCTCCAGTGCGCCGTCCGGTAGGAAGCACTGCTTTTTCTAATTTCTTATTTGTTGCTAGTTTGGTGTCTGATGGTATTTCAGGAGACTTGATGGATTGTTTGAACTTTGTTATCACATTAGCGATGGCATTTATGTCTTCGCCGTTGAACACAATATTCCTCACATCTTCATCTTGCTTCTTAACCCATGCACCAAACTCTGGATTGTGGAAGTTAATCGTATCCCCAACACCTGGGATAGATTCAGTATCCCATCCTGCGGTTTGTTTCCAATCGGGATGAACGCGAGACAATTCAGCCAAAGCCATAGTCTTAACTTGTTCTGCCAGTCTTCCGGTAGATTCGTTTAGATTATCAATCCTTGGATCATGTTTAGGTTGTTCTACAACCCTCTCTAATGGTTCATCTCTGCTACCAAATGCATCTGTTAAATCACCCGCCAATGCGTCAGCCAATTCAGGGTATTGCTCACCTATGCGCTTCAATTGCGCCGGAGTAATATTTCTGATTGCTTCGCTTTTGCGACTTTCTACTTCAGCAAGCTTGCGCTTTAGATGATTCAATTCATTGCCGTATGTGCCGTTGGTTTTATCCAGCGAACGGCGCAACTTATCAATTTCAGCAGCTTGTGCTTGCAGTAACTCCTGAACAGTTGGTTCAGTCTTCTCAGGTTCTTTATTTTCTGCTTCAACCTCAACATTTGTCTGCTCAGGATCTTTTATTTCATCAACAATGGGCGGCGGATCTTCACCACTCATTAATGATTTCATTGTTTGCGATGCAGATAACTCGATAACCTCATC